TAAACTGGGAATGGATCATCAGAGACCCTAAGCCAGCAGACAGGGCAGGTTACCAATGGAACTGGAACCACTTTGACAAGACATGGGTGGAAGGCGCTTATCCGGCAAGTGAAACTGTAATTTCTGAGATTGAGCCAGTTGTTAATCTAACAACCTCGCAAATCGGAACGATAGTATGACTACCAAAATCACGGGCGCAAACGTCAACACGCTATCTCTAGGTGTTGTAAGCGGTGTTGTGCAAACAACCTTGGCGGCGGCGCTTGAGAAGGTAACGATTAGCGCAACGGCTGCAACAGGAACGATCAATTACGATCTATCAACACAATCAGTTTTGTATTACACCAGTAATGCAACAGGAAACTGGACGCTTAACATTAGAGGCGATTCAAGTACTACGCTGAACTCGATGATGGCAACAGGCCAGAGCATGACGTTAGCATTCTTGGCTACCCAAGGCAGTACCGCTTACTACAATTCAGCGGTAACCATTGACGGATCTTCTGTTACGCCGAAATGGTTTGGCGGATCAGCTCCATCTGCTGGCAATGCGAACGGGATTGATGTTTATACTTACACGATCATTAAAACCGGTAGCGCTACTTTTACTGCGCTTGCTAGCCTATCAAGGTTCGCGTAATGCCCATCATTGCTTCGCTAGCGTCTGCCTCTAAAAGAGGATTTGAGGGGCTCGGGTCAGCCGTTTACTACAGCAATTTATTTGTAAGCTCACAAACTGATTACATATCAATGCCTGCAAGCTCTAATCTTGCTCCGGGCAATTCCGCGTTTACGATTGAGTTTTTCTTCTATCCTAATTCTGCAACGTATCAATCAATATTTAGTTGCGGCTATTTGTCAGGATCGTTCGGTGGCTTTGAAATTGCAATCGATGGCACAGGCATACCACGACTTGTAAAGGAATCGGTTACTTATGTATCAAGCATTGCAATTAATAGCGGAGCATGGAATTATGTTTGTTTCACGCGAAGGAACACATCAGCAGGAGGGGCCCAGTTTTTTATTAACGGTTCTTCTGCAACGGCCGCACAAGTAAATAATAACTTTACAGATCCGGCGTCATTTAATACAACTATAGGCATAAGGCGGAGTGCGTTAACAACCCCGGCAAACGCTTATATTAGTAACTTAAGATACCGCATCGGTGTTGGCGTTTCATCCGCCCCGGTTCCTACATCTCCGCTTACAAACGATGCAAACACAAGGTTGCTAACCTGCCAATCAGCAACGATTGTGGACAACGCAAGCCCTCCTAATACATTAACAAACAACGGTGTGACAGTGTCCACGATAGCTCCTTTCTAATGAAAAATTGGAGTAAGTATGAATTGGTCAGACGTTCTTAAAGCGGTCATACCAGTCATTGTGGCTTCGCTTGCTTGGTTGCTCGGCCAAGTTGCTGACTTCTCAACGCGCCTAACGAAGATCGAAGGGTCCATGCCGGCCTTGATTACTAAGGAGGGTGTGCCGACTGATAGCCCAATCTCTGCTGAGAAACGTGCCATCCTCAAAGAGCAACTCATGCAGCATATCAACGAGCTTCAAGTCAAAGTGCGTTTGTTAGAAGAACGTGAAAAGATGGGGAAGCGGTGATGTTTGAGTTACTCAGCGGCGGTCTCCTTGGCTCCATCTTCGGCGGTCTCTTTCGCCTCGCTCCGGAAGTGCTGAAGTTCTTGGACAAGAAGAACGAACGCCAACATGAACTCAGTATGTTCCAGCTTCAGACTGACCTCGAAAAAATGAGGGGTGAGTTCAAGATGGAGGAGAAGTACGTTGACTACTCTATCCAGCAAATGGACACGATTAAGGAAGCATTTAAGGAGCAGGCTGAAACTGCTAAGGCGGCAGGCAAACTTATGTCTTTTATATCGGCTTCTGTTCGTCCCGGTATAACTTGGTTTTTGTTCTTCATGTACGCAGGAGTCAAGGCTGCTTCAATAACGCTGGCCTTTCAAGCTGATGCAAACTGGGCTGACGTCTTAGTGAAAAGCTGGGATGAAGATGATTTTGGGATGTTATCAATGGTGCTGTCATTCTTTTTCGTTGGCCGCAGCGTAGAAAAATACCAGAAATCATAATGGATGAAGCCAAAAAGCTTTGCAAGGATGTACTGATAAAGCCCTTTGAAGGGCTGGCAAAGCGTTTGCCTGACGGACGAGTTCAGGCCTATCCCGACCCCGGAACCCGCGGGCACCCTTGGACAATCGGTTGGGGAGCTACTGGGCCAGACATCAACCCCGGCACTATCTGGACACTGGAGCAGTGTGAAGACGCCCTGGATCATCATGTGGAGTATTTTGTCCGAGGTTTGGTGAAGATGTCGCCATCCATACAAACGGCGCTACCAAGGCGGATTGCCGCAGTGACTAGCTGGGTCTACAATTGTGGCCTAGGAAACTATCGGGTTTCCACGTTCAAAAAGCGTATTGATGCGGGGGATTGGGATGGTGCAGCCGATCAGTGCATGTTGTGGAATAAAGCCGCTGGTCGAGTGTTACCTGGGCTTACCCGTCGTCGCGCTGCTGAAGCTGCCCTAATGAGGTGAGCCGTGCCATTATCCAAGATCCTCTACAAGCCTGGCGTCAACCGAGAGAACACACGTTATACAAACGAGAACGGGTGGTATGTCTCTGATAAGGTTAGATTCCGTCAGGGCACGCCTGAAAAGATTGGCGGCTGGGCTAGGATTTCTTCAAACACGTTCCTAGGTGTTTGCAGGGCTCTTTGGAACTGGGTGACATTAACTGCCAACAACCTTATGGGTGTTGGCACAAGCGCCAAGTATTACATTGAGAGCGGCGGTGCGTATAACGACATTACGCCTATCAGGCGATACAGTTACACGACGACGCTAACAAACCCGTTCTCTACAACCAACGGGCAAAACACCATTTCAGTGAGCGATACAGCGCATGGGGCTCAAGCTGGTTCGCTTGTCTACTTTACAGGCTCATCCGCGGTAGGTGGCATACCTGCTGCTGAGATCAATACGCGACACACCATTACGTCTATAACAGATGCTAATACCTACGTTATTACTGTAACGACGGTAGCAACGTCCACGGTGTCTGGGGCTGGCGGCACTGTAACTGCACAGTACTTTATTAACGGCAGGTTACTTGGCACCGACCCATTTGCAACGACCAATGGAAGTAATGTAGTAACCGTTACTGCTACAGACCATGGTGGCCAGTCGGGTGACTACGTGACATTCTCGGGCGCCACGACGGTTGCCGGTCTGGACATGAACGCTGAGTTCTCCATAACCGTCATAGACGCTAATAGTTTTACGGTAACCACAAGCACAGCCGCCTCATCAACAACCACTGGCGGTGGCTCCGCTGTCAGGGCTACGTATCAAATTACTATTGGGCCGGAAGATCAAGTGGCGCAAGTAGGCTGGGGTGCTGGCGCATGGGGTTCTGGCAAATGGGGTGGCGTAGGGACGTTTATTCCTGATGCGCTGCGTCTGTGGTCAGCCATGAACTTTGGCGAGGATCTTGTCTTTGGCCCGCGTGGCGGTGGTGTGTACTACTGGGATGCGACAAATGGCCTTGGCACAAGAGGTGTCAGTATTGAGACCCTACCTGGGGCAACAGATCCGCCTGTGGTTCAGAACTTGGTTTTTGTATCGGATATATACAGATTTGTATTTTGCTTTGGGGCAAACGATGTTGGGACAAACGTCCAGGATCCTATGCTCATACGTTGGTCGGACCAGGAGTCGGTTACAGACTGGCTTCCGTCCGCGGCTAACCAAGCGGGGTCTTTAAGGCTATCCCATGGTTCTACCATTATTGCTGCGGTGCAAACACGCCAAGAGATATTGGTATGGACAGATACATCGCTGTATTCGCTTCAATACCTTGGGGCGCCTCTAGTCTGGGGGGCTCAATTACTGGGTGACAATATCTCCATCGTTGGTCCAAATGCACCATCGGTCGCTTCAGGAATTGTGTACTGGATGGGTGTTGATAAGTTTTACAAATACGATGGTAGGGTCCAGACACTTTCGTGCGACCTGCGTAAATATGTATTCCAGGATATAAACCCAACACAATACTTAGCTTACTTTTCAGGGACCATTGAGGGATTCAACGAGGTATGGTGGTTCTATGCATCGCAGTCATCGCAGACGATAGACCGATATGTGGTGTACAACTACATCGAAAATATCTGGTACTACGGGAATATGGCAAGGACTGCATGGTTTGACGCAGGTCTTCGTGATTACCCGCAGGCGGCTACGTATAGCAACAACCTTGTTAACCATGAATTTGGCAACGACGATAATGTCAGCGGTGTACCGCAGGCTATAAATGCGTACATAGAATCAGCCGAGTTTGATATCCAAGACGGACATAATCTTGGTTTTGTTTACCGCATCCTGCCGGATATCACCTTTAACGGCACAAGTACATTTAATACCAATCCGCAAGTAACCATGACGTTGATACCCATGATGAACTCAGGCTCTGGGTATAACAGTCCTCAGTCTCTTGGCGGATCGAGTTCTGCAAGTGTGGCAAGAACGTCAACGACAACCATAGAGCAATTTACGGGTCAGGTTTATGTGAGAGTGCGTGGGCGCCAGATGATTTTCAAAGTAGAGTCAAATGACTTAGGCTGCGCTTGGCAGCTTGGATCGCCAAGAATTGACATCCGTGGGGACGGCAGGGCGACCGGGAGTGGCGCATGACTTATGTCGTTACGTCTAATTATGAATTAGATAAAGTTGCAGCTCCGAACCTCCCGTATGCACCGCAACAATGGAATCCACAATATCAGGAGCAGTTAAACAACGTACTTCGTTTGTATTTCAACAGGCTTAACAATTACCTATCCTTGCTTATGGCCAACACCTCAACATTACCGGTAACACTACCCGGAACGTATTTTGATGCGTTTGGCCGACAGCGTGTAAGCCAGCCATACACATTATTTGATAGCCAAAACAGATACGCTGCTGATAATCAATTTGATGTTTCCACGACGGGTACTGGGACGACATCGTTCCTAACCAACGAAGCAGCCGTAAAGATGGAAGTCACTGGCGCTGGTGTTGGCTCAGTCATTCGTCAATCGTATCGTTCATTTCCATATCAGCCTGGCAAAGGATTGTTGGTACTTGCAACCTTTGTCATGGATAGCAGCCAGAACTTAAGCTTGACGCAGCGAGTGGGTTACTTCAACGCACAGAATGGCGTGTTTTTCCAAAGAGTAGACGGGACCTATTCATTTGTTTTGCGATCTTATGTCACAGGATCTGTATCTGATGCCCGCACAGTAAACCAAGAAGATTGGAATGGTGACAAGCTTGATGGCTCTGGCGCCTCGGGCCTGACGCTTGACCCTAGCAAAGCACAAATCCTTTGGATGGATTTTGAATGGTTGGGGGTTGGATCAATTCGCTGCGGGTTCATTATTAATGGTGAATATATTGTTTGTCATACGTTTAATAATGCAAACGATATTTCTAACGTCTACATGACTACGGCAATTCTGCCGGTAAGGTATGAAATAAGCACGTCAACTGCGCTTGCAGCTAGCATGAAAGCCATATGCTGCTCAGTTGTATCTGAAGGTGGGTTTGAACAAACATCAATTGACCATGTGGCGAGACGGACCACATCATTTGCCAATATTGATACAGCAGCGTTTTATCCAATTGTTTCCATTCGTCTTGCTTCAGGTCGTACAGGGGCGGTGGTCCTTCCCAACCGCATACAGTTTCTGCCGTTAACTAGTCAGAACTATGAAGTTGCGTTGATAAAAAACACGACGCTTACCGGGGCAACTTGGGCGGCAACCGTGCCGTCTGATTCCAATGTTGATTATGATGTAGCCGCTACAGCGATGACAGGCGGGACCATTGTCCAAACGGATTACGTTACATCAACCGGAAGTGGCGGCACCGTCAATACTTCCGCGGCCACAGGTTACAACTGGGATCTCCAGTTAGGTGCAACAATCTCAGGCACAAGTGATACTTATACATTAGGCGTAAGGACTGTATCTGGTGCAACCAAAGGAGATGGCGTTGGATCCATTTCCTTCTATGACTTAACCCAATAAAATGGGCTCTTGTGTGGAGTAAATTATGAGCGATGGCGGCCAGTACAATTACGATTTTGGATACGGCACCGATTCAGAGCAGGGTCAGGGTGAGGTGTCGTCTGGAGACGCAACATCAGGCACTGACTGGTCGTCAATCTTTGGCGGCACGGGGTCTAACTCAAATATCCTTTCGCGCTTTCTTTCTGGTAGCGCAACCGGCGGTGACAAAGCATTAGCAACGCTAGGATTTGGTATAGCTTCACTAGCATCCGCGTTAAGAAACAAACCACCAGAAGTAAAGATGCCTGTGTACAAAGAAGCCCCGGTATATAACCGGGCCCTTACTGCACCCATGCTTCCACCTCAGCCAGCTCCACAGAAGTCTGCATCTGGGCAAAACATCTACCAGCCCATGGTTGGGTTGCCATTGTTCTTTAACCCCAATCCTTTCCAGTTCAACCCTACGGAAGCTGCGAAACGATACGGTCCAACGCAAGAAGAAATCATGGCTGGGCAGCAAGGGTATTCTCAAGGCCTGGAGCGTTTGTATCAAACACTTGGTGCTCAGCCTAACATTCAGTTCGCATCTGACGCGGCCGCTTCGAGCGCTAACCCGGCAGCGACTGGGTCTAATACCGTTACTGGTGCTACAGGCGGATCAATGGACGATCTTATGATGGCAGCCGGTCGCTATCTCAAAGGGCCTGGCGACGGTATGTCTGATGATATCCATGCATTTATTGATGGTGGATCTACCGGTGAGCATCAGCCAGCGCGTCTGGCACGCAATGAGTTTGTGATACCTGCTGATGTGGTATCAGATCTTGGTAACGGTTCATCCGATGCTGGGGCAGAAGCGTTGTACGAAATGATGGAGCGCGTACGTAAAGCACGGCATGGAACGGAGAAGCAGCCGCCTGCGGTTAAACCAAGTAAGGTGATGCCTGCATGACACCCTTTGATCAAGAGTGGGGTAGGTGTAGCCAGTGGCTACAGGCCGCGCTTGATCATGCAGGGAACTTGTTTTCGTTAGATGATGTAAAAGCTGCTGTATTAAGGAGGGAGGCCATCTTCCTTCCGGGTTTAGAGGCAGCGGTTATTGCAGAGATTCGGGTCTACCCGCAGAAAAAGATTTACAACTGCTGGCTTGCTGGCGGTAGCTTAGAGGAACTCAAGCTTGCTTTTGCACCTGCTATACGCTGGTATGCAAAGAAGGCTGGATGTGATGCAATTACGATCCAAGGACGACCCGGTTGGCGGCGTGTATTTAACATGCGTGAGCGGGGCGTAGTCTTAACTGAAGAGGTGGTCAAATGAGCCTGGGCGGACCTTCAACAACTGTTACGCAAAGCGCACCAGAGTATCAACTTCCGTATATCTCTGACCTGTATCGCATGGGTCAGCAGATTGCCTATACACCCTATACGCCATACACAGCGCCAAGGACAGCGGAGACATCCGGCTTGTACCAGCAAGGTGTTGAAGCTGCACAGCAAACCGCCATGGCGCCCGGCATTCTTGGCAACATCAATGTAGGTGGTCAGAACGTCGGTGTCATGCAGGCCTACATGAATCCTTACCAGCAAGCGGTAACGGATGTGGCCAAGCAGGCGGCGGTGCGCGATTATCAGACGGGTCTTACTAACTTGCGTAGTCAGGCCGCATCACGTGGTGCGTTTGGCGGTTCGCGCCAAGCGATCATGGAATCAGAGGCCATGCGTAATTTAGGTATGCAACTTGGCAATATTCAGATGCAGGGATCTGCCGCGGCGTTTGATAAGGCAGGCCAGCTTTACCAGCAAGACCTTGCGACTCAACAGCAGAAGGCTCAGACCTTGCAACAGCTTGGATTAGCAGATGAGGCAAGACGCCAGCGTGATCTTGATCTGATGTATCAGGAGTTTGAAAAACAGCGTCTTTATCCACAGACGCAGGCAGAGGCTTATAAGTCAATTATCTTTGGCCAGCAGCAGTCGCCCACGGCGTCTTACTACAATGCACCGGCCAACCCATTTGTGCAAACGCTTGGTCTTGCTGGATTGCTGTACGGAGGAATGCGATGACTACAACCATGGCTCAACCGGGCCTAGCCCCAGACATTAACTTGTTTGAGGCAATGGATATCTTCAAGAACTTTCCTGATGAAGAGCTTCCTAACTACCGTAACGATCCTAAGCTAGCCCTTGTTGCAGCCGCCGAGATGGATCGGCGTTTGCGTATCCGCAAGGACTTTGAAGCTAAGCAGCAAAAGCCTTCCGGCCCCATCATTGATCAGCTACAGCAGCAGTTGCTTGCACCGCCGCAACCCATGGGTCAACCTATGCAGCCCATGGCACAGCCTATGGCGCAGCCTGAGATGCAGCAACCACAACAAGGTCTCGGGGCGCTTGTGCCTGGTATGGCGCAGGGCGGTCCAGTTGCGTTTCAGTTTGGCGGTGGCGTAGGTGCTGAGTTTGGTGGGTCATCAGATGATGCTTTGGCGGCAGACGAAGAAAGGCGCAGACGCGTCCTACAAGAAAAGCAGATGCAGGCTGATCGTGATCGGTATCAATTTCTTTTGCAATCAGGTGCATTAGAGCAGGCACAAAGATTGCGTGAAGCTAATCCAGAAGCTGCTAAACAACCGCCAGCTCCAGGAGCAAAACCTACTGAAACGGCCAAGCCTAGTGAGCAGAAGTCAGACCTCAGTTCGCTCATTGCTCAATTAGCAAAGCTTCAGCAGGCACAACAGCAACCTGCTGCACCCGCCCCAGTGGATCTCAAGGGTCTGGAAAAGCTTGCTGCTGCGTACACCCCACAAGTCGTACCCGTAATGTCTCCTCAGCAGCGCCGCCAATTTGCGGAAGAAGAGGAGCGATATATGCAGCAGAAGTTCCCTGACAAAGTCAGTCCCTTGGCCGAGCAACTAGCCGCAGAGGTTGGTCAGCAAGTATCTCCCGAAGAAGCTAAGCGTCGTGCATTTATGAAGGCTGGCATTGCTGGTCTTGGGTACACAGGCCGCGACTTTGGTGCTGGGCTTGCAGGCATGCTCGAAGGGTATGAGGGCACAAAGCAATCGGTTGAAGCTGCAAACAAAGAAGCTAAGACGCTTGCACTGAAAGCACGTCTTGCCAATGAGCAGTACAAAGATGCGATTAAGCGTAAGGATTATGAATCTGCGCGTAAGTACGCAGATGAAGCCGCGCAAATTCAGGCTGCCCAAGTAGAAGCTCAGAACAAAGCCAAGCTTGGAAAGCTCGGTGTTATGGGTGCTATGCAGGATCTTATGACGCCTAAGAAGGCGGCTGGGGCTGGAACCACTTCCGGTATGCCTAAGTTTGGTGATATGGCACGCATTCGACAAGAAGCGGTCAATGCAGCACAACAAGAATTACGCGCACATGAAAAACAGTACGATGAAGAAGCAAGCATGTTCCATTCTGCTTTAGGAAAAGGAAAGCGTACGACAAATTGGCGCGATAATCCTACAGAAAAGGCAAAATTTGACAGTGAGCAAGAGCAAATTATCCGTAAATATGAGGCGCGTTTGTATCCGACCATTGGCGCTGACCAAGGCGTGACAACATTGACTCAGCAAATGATGGAAGCAATTAGGGAATACGTTAAAAAACAAAGCGGTAAATAG